GGCCGTGCTTAATAGCACGGGCCCGCTGATCACGGGCGTTCCTCCGGGAATCCTTTGCATGTCGATTAAAGACACACCTCCGTCTTTCGAGGCGGTGGTCTTAGCTCAACAAACTAAGGAGGATATCTTATGGAAGACCAAATGGGTCGACCAAAAGTAACCCAAGTCCGAAAACTTGGATCTTTCGTTAAAAGGTTGAGTGATGAGGAAATTAAAATGTTCCTCATTGTACTTGCTTCCATTATGAAGCAAGTGCCCGCTCCGAGAGATGCTCGTAAGAGCTACCTCAAGGAAGTGGAAGTTAGGCTACGCAATAATGGTAGCGATTTCCTTGCCAAATCCAGAGCGTTTCCAACCTTTGGGTTAAAATTGCTTGGCCGTGATAGGGATGGTTTTCCTATTTCCGGCTTTAAGCGACAGTCAGGTAAGTGTTATCCTGCATTATTCGCTTGGTATTGGTCAGAACTCGAACGTCTTGCAAAGGTGTCAAAACCTACGTCTGATGATGTGCTTCGTGCACAACGAGTTCTTTGTGTCTTATCATTTTCAAAGATGATAAAATCAAGTAGTGTAAATCAGATAAAGAAATCTTTAGCGGATTTTGAGGAGAGGGTTACCAAGCCCTCGAATCCGGTTCCAAAGAAGAAATCTTTAAAAATTGACTCGAACGAAAGTTCGCCTGAGTCGAGACAGATGAATACGCCTGTCCTTGGACAGAACTGTGATAGCCCTGCCGTAGGGTTGTTAAAACCTGGGAGTGGTGCCCTTATGGACACAGTATCTCCCAAGGATTCGGTTGACGCATCTTTATCTGACTCTTCGGAATTTTTTGCCCCGAAGGGTCCAGGTTTACTGGAAACTTTAAAAGTCAAAATAGACCTATCTACACTACCTCAATACATGGATCTAGGTTCGTTATCCACGAAACCTAGTTCGTTGCGAGAGCAACCAGCGTTTCCGAATTGGTTTAAGACCCAATTCTATGGCGGTATCCGTCGTGCTGTTGAGAAACAGCGGGGAGAGGAATCGGATGATTTCTCTTTCGGGTTCAAAGACCCCCCTTACGGAAGAATCCATGTGTTGACCGAGAGTGCGGGTAAGCTTCGGCTTATTGCGCCGTACAATACTCCTTTTGTACACTCAACGGGCCTCTTCACGAGATGTCGCTCAATTTTGAGCAAAATCCGTGGAGATTACAGTACGGATCAAGCGGCTGGTCACCGTTTTGTCCAAACTGGGACAAGCTTTAGAGACAACAAAATGAATATCTCTTGTGACTTATCGAACTTCACCGACGATATATCACCGGAGGCGATAACTTTCGGATTCCGTTCTTTGGACCTAGTCGACCTTAAGGATTATCTCCTTAGGTTGCCGATTAGTTTGCCAAACGGTAAACTTATTACCCCGTGCAAACTCCTAATGGGTTTGAAAGGGTGTTTTGAGTTTTCTACTCTCTTACATCATTATTATGTAACCAGGGGTGGTATAACACGTTATGCCATGTGTGGTGATGACATGTACTTTCGTGGTACATTGAATGACTACTTGGAATCAATCAAACACTCTGGTTGGACACTGAACCGTAGTAAAACAGTGGTTTCACCCACTGCTGCCGTTTTTTGCGGCGAATACTACTGGTTTGG